GTTAACATTCTCCGAATTCGTTAACATTCTAATGTTAACGAATTCGGAGAATGTTAACGCTTAATTGAGAATGTTAACGTTATAATTTCAGTTTTGACTCGTTGATTCTGAACCCTCTTTGATGTCCATATTCACCAAATCTCATTAACTGACTTCCGCCCATTGTGTACGGGGAGTCCGCCAGTATTTGATTAATTTCCCTGGTCTCGATCTTCTTCATTCGGCTTGGGTCATTACCAAAACATTCCCACCATACCTCTGCCGCACAAATACGGTCACGATATGCTAACTCTTGACCCTCGGCAGGTTTAGCATTCATACTAAGATACGTCCTCCTGGCACTCCGACTCATCACATTCCAATTTAACGGCACTTTGATTAATAAAAACTCATTAATCAATCCTGCTTTGGTATTTGATTCCATATGCGCCTCTCTTGCCGCATCAGCCAGTTTTAGTACAGCCGGGTCATCCTCGATAATGAGGCTTTCCCCGCTTTTATACCGATACAAGGCCTCCGCCCATAACTGGTCTACTTCCCCCGGAAGATTAACGAATATATTCTTTCGTGGAGTCGTCATTTCAAGATCAATAGGCCAAAATCGGCGATTACCAGTGATATCTTTTAGGAATTCATATTGATTCGTACTACCAAAGAATACACACTGCCGCGGATATTCTTGTGTACGTCGGCCATAGGCTTGACGAAATACATCTACTTGACGACTTAGAAATTGCTTAGACGCATTTTCTTCAGCCCTCGAATACCCCGCCATTTCACCGGCTTCTATGATCCATTTACCTTGAATACCTTCTGCAGCTTCTTTACCCTCAAAGGTATTTAACCCATCAGCGTACCACTTCTTGCCCATCGTGCGGATAAGGGTACTTTTACCAATACCCTGACCGCCAATAAGAATTGGCATCGTGTCATACTTGCATCCGGGCTCAAACGCTCGCGCTACTGCCGCCGTAAATGACTTTCTAGCAGCCGCACGAGTATACACATTATCCTCAGCCCCTAAGTAGTCGATGAATATGGTATCTAATCGGGCAATGCCGTCCCAGGATAACCCGTTAAGGTAATCTAGTACTTCATTAAATCCATTTTGTTCAGCACACATGATGAGGGCATCCATGATTTTATCTTTGCCGGTAATATCATATTTATTTTCTAGGTACCACCGTAAGCCCGCATCATCTGCGTCTGTCCATATGCGAAGTCCTGGCGTTGGGTTCCACGGTAGGGCCCCTTTTGCCACGTATCTTGAACCAAATCTATCATAGGCAAGTCTACCGACAAGCGCCGGATCATGATGCATGATTTTAAGCATATTATCTAGCGTATTCTTAGGTCGACCGTTCTCGTCGTACTTTAAAGTCGAGCTTTTCATCCAGTCGACATTCGTCAACGCATTAGGGTCGAGGTCGGATGTCTCAACATGAGCCGATACGTCCGTGATAATATCAGCAAATACATTTGATGCCGATTCTCGAGCACGGGCCATGTTGAGTTCATTAACGACTACCGTATCTTGCATAGCTAGTTTAGACATGGCCATGTAAGATGGCAGCTTATGTCCAGGTGTCCCATCCTTAGCAGTTTCATCTAAGCTGTGGAACTTATGCAACCGGATAAGGTCAAAAGCATTAACCAGTTGACCACTGCACGGGTCAGTATTATGGTGACTGAACAGAAATGTATCGTTATCATAGATAACCGCCCCTGCTACCGTTGAGCCAGTAACGAATGTTAAACGATCCTCGCTGCCATCAACATCGACATATGCATGAGGTATGAATTTATCAATCGCCTCACGGATGCCATATATTCGACAAAAAGCACCTACAATACCTGGCTTTTCTCTCGGATCAGCTTGTTTCGCAAGTAACTGTTTCTCATGCTGCGATGCTTCCTTACCAGGTACTTGTGGCCAAGAACGTACATCTCGCCAATCAGTATATTGGCCGAGCATACCGTCAGCAGATAAGAACGCCTTATCGCCTACGTAATATACATATTGAGCATCGTTAGGACATGATGGCCAGTACATAAGCCGAGATGCCTCGAACGTAGTTCCATCCATCATACCGATGCCGATGAGCTCCGCCAGCTTACGGGCAATAGGCTCATACTCGTCAGGTGTCATCGTTCTATCAGTAGGGACGATAACACGTAACCGTGGACGATGCACAGTGTGAGAGCGAGTTGAGTAGATGGCATAAGCCATGCCGAGGCTGTCAATCGTGCGAGCGACGTTCTCAGTTTCTCCAGGTGATATGGCATCCATATCAAGAGTAATCAGATCACGCCCAGACACGTTAATAGCTTTACGTTGTAGACCATTTAAAGTACCACCAACAAAGCCGCCTATGTCCTTTAGCTTGCTTTTCTCAGATTTTGGCAATCTGTGGTACTCGTCCACGGTTTCTGTTGTACGAACGGGGATTTTGAGGCGTTCACAAAACTCGGACCACAACATCTCCGTACGGGTCCATTGCTTTGATGTGCGACTCGCACCGATACTGATGATAATCAGTTTATCGTTTTGCAAGTGTATCCCCTCCTAATCTTTCATATAATAGTCGTTAGTAAATCCTGCGGATGATAATAGTAGCCCCTCTGCCCAAGGTATGGAGATTGAGAATATAGCATTAACATCATCCAGTATTGATTCTGCGTTATGCTTATTGACTTCAAGTACAGCTTCGTCATGGATGTGCATGATAATTTGATATCCTACATCCTCCAATCGGCGTAATGTTAATGCTAAACAATCGCGAGCGACTGCTTGTGTGATGTTTTCGACTAATTTGCCTCCATAAGTGCTTTCAGTCACCCATGCAGCGTTTACCTTAGTCTTAAAATGTACAGCATCCTTGCCGAATGCATTCTGTTTAATGCTTGGGCTAGGATAAAACAGCTTACGTCCGCTAGGTAGTTCAATCGTCATATATCGATATCCATATATTGGATCAATTTCTAACCGGAACATAATGCCATGGTCAAGGCCTATAGGATTCCCGGTAGTAACGGTGTACACGGCCGCATTTTCAACGGCATACCATAAATCTCGTATTCTAGGTGATGCGTTACGCCACAAATTTACGATTTCAGGTAATTCCTCCTCATGGAGTCCCATATCAAGAGCACCCATGGCTTTTAATGCATTCACTCCGCCTTGATAGCCGAGTGCCAATTCAGCGACTTTACCTTTTTGTCTAAGATGACCATTCTCGCCATGCTTAACAACGGGAACACCAAACATCGACGATGCAGAAGCACAGTATATGTCTCCGCCCTCAGCGAATACACGTTGGCGCCAATGTTCTCCCGATAACCATGCAATAACACGAGCCTCAATGGCTGAGAAGTCGGCCACACATAATGTATTGTCCTCTTCAGCAATAATTGAGGTACGAATTAATTGAGATAGCGTATCCGATACATCACCGTACAGAAGTTCTAACCCTTGACGGTTTTTGGTCTTAACGAGATGCCGAGCCGTGTCGAGGTTCTCGATGTAATTTCTCGGCAGGTTCTGCACCTGGATAAGACGACCCGCCCAGCGTCCGGTACGGTTGGCACCATAGAATTGCAATGTTCCTCTGAGACGAAGATCAGCGCCCATAGCACCATCCATCATGGTGTATTTAGATACCGATGACTTCGCGAGTTTCTTCCGAATCATAAGCACTTTTGTGGCAATATCATCAGCATCCGTCAGAGCATCGGCCACAGTGTCCTTAGTTAACTTCTCAAGACTGACATTAGTATTATTGTTTAGCCAATCAAGTAATTGATTCCGACTGTTAGGGTTGTTAAGTCCCGTGATTTGGTAAGCCTCATTCATCAACATTTCGCGATTTTCTTCATCAATGTATAAGGCACCCTCAACCAATTCATGGTCGATGCGTACCCCTCTACTATTGATTTGGATATCAAGATACCAATCTTTCCACGTATCATCAGGTACAGGGAACGAGGCTAATCTGTGATAACATTCCATCTCGGTCACAACGTCCTGGCGGTTGTACTCGATAAAAGCATTCCATTTATCCATATCGTGTCTAGGTAGATTACGGGTACGGCCCCCATTACGTTTAGTAGGCTTACATGGCGTACAAAAGTACTTGATAAGTGCTTTCCCCGATGCGTCCTTTTTCTTATCCTGAGGTAATCCCAGGGCCTTGCCTAGTAAGGCTAGGCCCATAGGATATCCTAGGTAGGCACCATGAATCATCGTGCACTGCCACTGATCAACAGATGTGAGTAACCCTGCACGATTTAGACACGTAATTTCAAATTGCGCGTTGTAGGCGTGTTTAATGACATACGGATTCAATAAATCACGAATTACACAGTCAGGAATTACCCCTCCCTGCGCTAAATCTACGACTTCAACAGGGCCAAAGTCGTAGGAATACGCAAAGAGCAATATAGCGAAATCAGGCGATTCAGTGTATTTGTACACTCCGAATGAGATATCAGTCGATGAATATGTTTCTATATCAATACTTAGATGCCTCATATCAGGCACCTATTAGTAAGGTTGACCAGTTACAGGGTTAATCCCTACAGGAGCTTGTTGTACAGATTGCTGAGGTGTCGTAGCATATACCGGTTGTACATAACCTTGTTGAGGTGCTTGTTGTTGCACAGGTTGACCTGCTACTGGAGCACCAGTATATACATTAGCTGCGCTACCTTGAGGCGCGCCAAATACAGAGGATGCAGCTACTGGCATGCTACCCAACGCTTCACCATCGCGTACTTTTTGAACAGGACCTAAACCACATCCGATACCAGTGGATTGATTGGAGTAGAAGAAGAATCGAACGAGTACATTGACATACATGCCGGAGTATACTTGTGTAGGATTTGTGAGAGGATTACCTTGAAGATCTACTACTTCAACTTTATAGCTAGCATCTTGCGCTGCTGTAAATACCCAATGACCTTTACATTCAGGACCAAACTCCTTACCAGATTGTGTGTAGCCATCACCGTCATGAATTGGTACTTTAGGCTGTGCTGGAACACGTGCACCGAATTTGGTACGCGCGGCTTGAATGGCAGCCTCGATAGCATTCATAAGTGCTTGGTGTTGAGCTACATCAGTTTTAGGCAAAAGAATAGTAGCTGAATATCTAGGTTTAGCACCAGGCTGTGTGGAATTAGCCCAAGGTTCTAATAGATGGCAATAGGATACACGAACATTTTGCAATAATACTTCAGTTGGTTGTGGAACGAATGACATAATTAATTACCTCCATTATTATCATTAGATACATTAAATATTTGCGCCGCAGTAGGTTGATTGGTAATCCGAGGGCGCTTATCGGATTCCTCAACTAGGGTAGGCTTGCCTGCTTTCTTAACGATCATGTCGCCTACCATATCATTAAATTGGGTTTTACCGATGGTCTTTTCCATCTGAGCCAATGTTAATGTCTTGCGTTCATATAGAATGTTTTCATCGATGCCAGCTTTGATTAAAGTATCAATAGCAGCATCGGTATCTTGAAAGGCTCGACTACCACGACCCTCTACAGCTTTCCAGCCAGGGACTGTCACCCCATTAAGAGATTCAGTGAGTGCGTAGTCTTTCATATCTTCGAGCCAAGCAGCGACGTCTTTCCCTCGACGAAGGTATTCACCGAGCTCTGTCATCGAGATAAGTCGAGGATCATGATTAGTAACTAGCGCACTGTGCAATGAGTCGTTTACCTCATATCGGGCTTTGCACTGTTGTTTTGCTCTACAGAATCTGCACCAGTCGCCGGGTTCAAATTTACCGTTTCCAGACATAGCCTCGTCTGCACGAGGTTTGACAAAGGTATTACCCCACTCCAGTAGTTCTGCCGTAGGGATTTCCCATTCACTGATGTTATTAACACGGGGCTGCACGATAGTCATTTTGACCGTATTGAACATATAGAGTAATCTATACGCGTCAATCGCACCGAGAGCATATAACATCATTTGCGGATTGCGTTCCGCATCAACGACTACCCCTTTTCCGTGCTTATAGTCAACGATATGCAAGGTGTCGCCAGATAGGATAATACAGTCAGCCGTACCAAATCCATCGGGTACATAACGGCTAAAGTCAACGCGTTTTTCAATGGCTACTACTGGAGTTGCCGTGCACCCTAACATAACACCTTTGACATATTCGAGATATGTTTCCGAAGTATCGTCCATTTCTGGTTGCCACAACTCATCCTTTTTGATTTTGTTGAACTTGCGAGTGTATGTGGATTTAGCCATGGCCGTAGTATACTTCTGTAGTTTTAACTCACACAGTTCGTGTGCCAGGGTTCCTTCCTTTGCATACACAGATGTACTATCGGGAAAGTTCTCCTCTAGAAGAGGGGCGGCTGTACAATGCAGCCACCGGTGCGACCCCGATGCGTTTAATAATGCATGTGATCGAGGTGCCATTAGATTCTTGCCCCCAATCCTCTAATTGCATTTACTAATTCAGGGTATCTGTCCTCAGGTACTTCACCCAAGTATTGAACACCGAATTGTGCCATTAATTGTTGCAATTCTACAGCTTTCCCTGCGTCAAGTAATGGCGCAAGAGCCGCTTGAATTTCAGGCAATGTATACTTCTTAACTTCCTGAGATACTGGAGCAGTAACAGGTGTTTGTACAGGTGCTGCAGTTTGTACTTGGGCATCAGTGGCCACGTTGACAGTTGGTGCCGTAACAGCTACTTGAGTAGGAGTAACTTGTACAGCTGCATTAGGTGATGTCATGGATACGGAGTTTGGTTGTACTGCTACTGTTGTAGTAGGCACACCTTGATTCGTATCTTGTGGTGTGAGATTAGATACGCACACGGGCGGTGCTGCTACTGTAGATACCACTGTATCTACTATGCCAGGGGCTTTATCATCCATTGCTCTGTCGTTATCTACAAAACTTCTGAATTGATTTAACACAGCTTTTAGCTGGTTATATACATCTAGTACATTAACTCCTTGAACTTCAACTTTAATCATTGTTTAAATCCTCCTGAATATTAATAATTGATTGGTTGTAATACGATTCTTTTAACTCAAAGCCTAAAGCCCTACGCCCCATACGAAGTGCCATAACTGGGACAGTCCCTATACCGGCAAATGGATCAAGTACGATATCATTCGGATTACTCCACAATTCGATGCATCGCGCCACCGTATCTAGCTGTAGCGGGCATATGTGACGTTCATCCTTATTGTCACGAGCCGCTTTATAATTCAGCGTATGCGTTTGACGGATGTCAGCCCATACAGGATTAGCGTATCGTCGCCATACTTGATGGCTATACATAGGCTCCGTATTGTATTTTTGCTTTTTATCAAACAAATCTGGATCGGGCGCAGGTCTTTCAATTCCTTTGATTCCCTCGGGTTCCTCTTGACCGAAAAACTGAGTAAACCCTTCCGGGTGTGCAATAGGTTCTGGATTGTCACCAGGTTTACGCAACGTCACGATGTAATCAGGCGCCCCCATTCTACACATGGCAGAATCTTTTACAATTTGTTTGTGTAAAAGCCCTAGCGCCTTTGTCCGAGTAGCCTCAATGAGAGGATCTTTCCAAATCGTGACTCGAGAATGCATCACGAATCCAGCATCCTGAAAGGCTCGAATAATGTCACCCGGAAAGTCTTTCATTCCGATAACACCGTCCCTGGATTTCGTGAGTGGTAAATCCATACAATGAACTGATACTAATCGCCCAGGCATTATTACACGATGTAATTCAGTAATTAAATACTTGAAGTGCTGCCAAAACTCGCTATCGGTAGATGAGTTGCCCATATCCCTATCAGAATTAGAGTAGACATACAAACTACTAAATGGCGGGCTAAATATGGAGTAATGAACGCTATCATCAGGTAGCCCTTTCAGCACTTCTACAGAGTCGCCATTATATATTGCAAATCGGGACTCAATTAACTGATTTAGCACGTTCACGTTGTAGGTCCTCCTTTGCTTTCTTATTTAGCGCTTGCAGCATTGCAAATCCAGTCAGGGCAGCTATAGCTTTATCCATACCTGCATCAACAGATAATCTAGTTAATCTGGCTGCTTTTAATTCATTGATATGGATGACTCTTATGTTATGATCCTTAGCATAAGCTAGCTCCAGATTGCACCCGGTTGAGTTCTCCCATCCGTTGCACATTATGATTGCATCACAACCACTTAGAAGGTCAATACACCAGCCTATGCCGGTATCATAATCAACCTTGTTATATAAATGCCCAAACATATGTATAGGTGATAGGAATATGTTATGCGTATCACTGCCAAAAGGTTCCTTTATCGGAAATACGCCCATATCGTCCTGCAGCCACTTTAATACAGAGTCAGCATTCTTTTTATTTTTAGCCAATCCTCCGAATGGATGGCTTACGTAAATCTTAGTCATATAACAGCCCTCATTTCTGCCCAGTTAGGTAGCATCATCGGTATACGCGGATTGTATTCCGTTGATTCCCGTCTAGTTTTAGATAATTCAGTACGAACAGCGTCACGGGTTAGCGCAATCATAGCGTTCCTCATTTTTATAGCATCCGCTTCCTTACGTTCGATGTTCGCCTTAACCGCGCCCTCCTTTTCGGAAATTACGATATAGGCGTTCACCTCATGCTTCTGACCAAATCGCCAGCATCGGCGAAGCGCTTGATAATACTGTTCATAACTATCGGATAGTCCAACAAAAATCATATTGTGGCAGTTTTGCCAGTTCATTCCGAATCCGGCGATACTTGGTTTTGTTACCAAGCATTTTAGGAATCCAGAACCAAAACCTAACATCATGCCCTGCTTTCGAGTCGCCTTATCGCTACCTTTGACGTCCTCTGCGAGATCAATCATTTCTTTCAGAGTAGTCGATTCATCATTAAGGTCGCACCACACTAGCCATTGCTCATTAGATGCATTGACTAAATCTGCTGCTGCTCTACATCTTGATTCAAGAGATGCCTTGCGGGCTCTGCGGCGTTCCAATAATGATAAAGTAGGGACATCTTCGCCAGTTTTATCAACTACGATTTCATGTACTTGTAACTCAGGCAATTCATAGCCATCATCTTCATACCCCAGGGATGCCGGGTTGTCTAACACGACTGCCCATGACGCCATCCATTCCCAAAAGGTATTCTCTGCATGACCTTTTAATCGCCATTTAGCGGTGTCGCTACCATCGTGCGTGAAATACATAGATAACATCTCATTACGGCTCATGATGCCGAGGAACTCCGCATGATTACCAAGCTCCATATAGTCATTCGGTGCAGGTGTTGCCGTACATGCCAACCGATATGGTGTATTACTGAATCGATTTATTAAATCCGTACGTACTTTACCAGTAAATGACTTTAGGATACTCGATTCATCAAGCACGACACCTATCAGATTGTCGGTATTAAATCGACCCAATTTCTCGTAATTCGTAATATTAACGCCTGGCACAATATCATCATCAGATTCGCATATAGTCACAGGAATATCGAAACGTTCACCCTCGGACTGTGTTTGAGCGGCCACAGCTAGTGGTGCTAATATGAGAACTGATCCACCTGTATGTAGATAAATCTCATACGCCCAGGACAGCTGCATTAAAGTTTTACCTAATCCGCAATCTGCGAATATGGCAGCTTTACCTTTTGCCAAGGCCCATTTAACGATATCTCGTTGGAAGTCAAATAAATGTTTGTTTAACATACCTGCGTCAATAACAAATCCATGAGATTCTGACATTTTAGACTTGGAGTTGATGAAAGCGTTATAATTCATCGACAGACGCCTTCACAGATTCATACTCAGTAAGTAATGCCGAGAATTCTGGGTTATCTTTTGCAAGTAACCGATACATTGTCAAGCGCTCAGCGTTCTTAGCCTTTTGCTCGAGTTTATTTTCGATGTCTTCTAGCTTAGCTCGATCACTTTCGCGTTTATCACATTTAGAAGTATCAACAACAGCGATAACCTGCTTAACAATGTTCCCTTTAAAACCTTGCATCCGAACAGTATCGAGGTCTTTTGCTTTTTTCAAAACACGAGCAAGACCTAAGCCGTTTCTTGATTTAACAACAACCCAATCACCAACACCAATGTTATCGATTGGAACATTTGTATCGGATTCGTAATATCTAAACCAAAATTCATCTGGGTTATGAATAGGTGTGTTATTTTGCCAGTAATAATCACTGGTATCGTAAGTAACTAATAGGAATTCCATAAGTTGTCCTTTCTGTGATATAATCAACGTAGAATAATATTTTTCTAATTTGAGCTTGTTGATGTTGCAGCATCATCAGGCTCATTTTTTATGCCCAAATCCTCGCATTCATCAGGAATGCAGTAGTCTCGTTTTGGACATTTGCTACAGTCTCGCAATTTAATCACCTCCTTATATGCCTTTAGTTGTGATATGGATTGCGGCAGTATTCGCCGCATTTTCTTACTTTAGTGGTATACGCAACGCCTTCACGTTCCTCGGCATCCATTTCGGCTTTATCTTTGTAAAAGCCATAAAGTGATAGGGCGAAGCCAATGAACGATTGTAGTAAAAACTGTTCCCATCCGATATGGTCAACTTCTAAGGCTCCCATAGAACCTACGACCAAAAATGCCCCAAACAACATATAACTCATTATTCATCCTCCTAGATTCGTTCAGCCGTAATGCCATCTGTAGTGACGATAATACGGATTTCCGACTCATCATAATCACACATAAAATCTTGCAACTCATATGCTGCATCCATAATATTGCTATTGATGTGATTTAAAATACGATCAGATTCGATTGCTTTTAGATGTGCAGCCATTGCTGTTTCATTTACTGGGATAGCTTTCATAATTATGTTTCTCCTATAACATCATCATTGATAAAATAGATGCTACTGCAGCAGTAGCAAAGCTTAAATGCATTCCTGCGTCAATCCATGTCATGATTTACATCTCCTTTAAACCTTTAAAATAACCAGGAACGTGCCTGAATCCAGAATGGCATAGTGTTGATACCTGACAGTTTGACATGTCAGTACTTTTAACATGCTTGATGGCCTTCCGGATGGCGTTGTCAATTAATCGCGTTTTTAAGTTAGAAAATCCCCAATTCGATGTACCTAACTCTTCAAGCTCCATCAGCGCCCATCGTTTTGTATTACATTTTCTGTCTAGGCTATACTGAAATCCACCTACGATTCCTTTAATTACGGATATTGTGTAATGGTAGGATGTATTACTCCATTTCATGATTAGTTCCTCCTAATGAATTCCTGCGGATTTAAACTCCGCATCAACTACTTTCACATCCCAGCCTAGCGAATTGACAAGGAATGTTCTAAACCCCTCTTTGTCAATAACAAAGCTACGGGATTTCTTACCTGGCGACTGCCAGGCATATGCAAACGGAAATCGGTCTCTTGCGATTCCCTCTCGGATAGCTGTTAGGCTAACGCCGAGCACGGTCGACATTTGAGCGACCGAAATTACTTTTCTAAACATGCGCACTGTCCCTCCTTTTACTTGATTTTAATTCAAGTTTCTAGTCAAAAAAAT